GTACGTCCGAGGCAAGCTGCTCGCCGGAGCCGGATTTATTCACAAGCTCTCGGCATGACAATCCTACCTTCTGGGACAGCCCCCACTACAAGCGGGAACTCTCTCGCGAGGACCGGGAAAACCTCAAAGGTCTAGCTATCACCACGTTCAGAAGCGCTCCTCGGCCACGCCTTCATCCGGCGGAATCACTTCACCCTCGAACTCGGCGCGCCAGGGGAGGCGGTCGAGGCAGGCGCACAGGGCGGCGGAGATGAGCAGGTCGTCGTGGCCGGGGTCTGGCACGCCCCACCTGAGCAGCTTGCCGGGGCCGGGAAGCACCTCGAACTCGCACGCCTCGGCCTCGCGCCAGAACTGCGCCGTGTCGGCGGCGCCATCATCGACATAATCCTTGAAACGCCCGGACTCGATGCAGCCAACAAAAGCCCAGCCCAGGTCGGATTTGCTCTTTTGCGAGAAGACGAAGGGCAGGACCGCCCCGCCTGCGGCGGGCTGTGCATGCCGTAGCAGACGCGAGTACGCAGCGCCGGGAGGGTCGTCACGCACCGAACCGAGGCGGCGCTGCAGGAACGACGCCAGCCCCGCGCCGACACCGGTCGCGTCCACGACGATGTAGGCGGCGCGCCAGGCCTCGAACAGGTCGAGGATGGCGCCGTAGAGCTCGGCGTGTTTCTTGCCCGTCCACCAGTAGCGGTTGACGACCTCGTAGCGCGGCATGCCCAACCCAGGGTCGTCCAGGGTCGAGAGGTCGGCGCGCACGACGGTGACCGCGGTGGAGTCGCGGCGCGGCTCGGCGTCGCGCAGCTCCGCGCCCTCCAGCTCCTCGTCTTCCCCTGCAACATCCACAAGGAGGGTGAAAGGGGAATGAAACACGGAGCGCACGGAGGCACGGAGGTTGGTCTTCTGACGGATGGCATTGCTCCCTGTCGTGGTGGCGTTCGTGGCAGGGACCAAGAAACGCACACTGGTTCTTGTGCTATCATTTTCTGTGGTCTCCCCCGCAGGGGCCTTTGCCCCCCGCGCCACCGCGAAATTGATCGCGGGGTGCTGCGCGAGGGCAAACGGCGTGTCCTCCGTGTTTAGAATCCGTCGGTGCGTCCCCCGCATGCGGGAGAGGCGCTCGGCGGTGAAGAGGCGGCCGGCCTGGTCGATCTCGGAGAGCAAGTACTGAGTCTTGATGATGGGATGCTCCGGCCCGAGGCGCTGCATCTCGCGCTGCACGTAGACACCGTACGCGGGCACTTCCTGCGCCACGCGCTCCCACGGCACGACAAAGACCCGCTGAATCCCGTCCGCCCGCTCCGCCTCGCGCAGCCGGCGCATGACGCGCGCGAGCAGCGTGCGCGCTGTCCACATGGTGCCGTAGAAAACCGTGGTCACATTGGCGCTGGCGCCCATGGGCACGAAATCCTTATTCCATTTGTCCTCGTCCACGTCCTGGGTCTCGTCACACTCCAGCAGCACCGAAGCCGTCGCCCCCACCACGTTGGCCCCCGGGTGCGCCGAAAAGAAGAACGCCCGGCAAAGGCCCAGGCGCACGATGTAGCCCTCGTCGCCGCGCAGGGCGGCGCGGTTCCAGGGGTTGTCCAGGCAGTCGCGCAGTCGCAACTTGGAGTTGATGGTCTGCGGCTTGTAGGTGGGCGAGGCCTTGACGAGCTGCGCGCCCCGGCACTGCTGGTGCAGGTTCATCAAGTAGGCCTCGAGTTGCGCGCTCAGCTCATTCTTGCCGGCCTGCCGGCTCATCACCACCGCGAACGACAGCCCGCGCCGCCGCAGGACCGAGTCAACGATCGCGCTCGCGGGCTCCAACTGATACTGGCGCAGCGGACGCCGCACGACGATCCGCGAGAACAGGCGGATGTCGGACAGAAAGGCCTTGATGAGCTCGACGAGATTCATGCCACCACCACACTTCGCGCGCTATGACGAAGACGGTACGGTACAGGAATGCGAGCATAGGTCCTCCAGGAAGGAGCGAGTAGGGAGTGGCGGGTAGTGAGTGGCGAGTAAGGAGTGACGAGTGACGGGTAGGAAGCTACACACTACTGGTGACTCGCAACTCGTGACTCCCCACTGTCACGTCGGCGGCCCCCCGAACAGCCCCACCACCACGGCCCGCCCCGCGTTCAACCCGTCCATCAGCAGCACCAAGCACTCCACCCCATCCGCCGGATGCGTCTCATCAATGTCCCACGCCACAGGCACCGCCCGCAGCACCGACGCCGGATACCCCACCGGCTCTACGTCCGCCAGGTACGTCGCCGCGTCAAAGCTCCGGATGATCCCGCGCACCACCTCGCTCAAATGCCCTCCATGCCCACGTGCTGCACCCACACCGCCTTCGCCGCTTCATACCGCGTCGTCAGACGGTTGACCCGCCTCTGCAGGCCGGTGAAGTAGGACCCGGACCCCGCCCTCGAATCCGTGAACGCGATCGCGTCGAACAGCTCCACACCCACGTTCGGCATGGTCACCAGCACCCCGCCCTGGCGGCGCGCGCCGCCGTCCATCAACAGCGAATTCGCCACCACCAGGCATTCCCCCGCCGTGTCCCAGTTCGACGAGTACAGCAGCCCAAAGATCTCCATCCCCACTTCCCGCCCGTCACCGGCGTTCTGGCTCTCCGCCGCCACACCCGCCCCCGACGCCCGCGCGCGCGTCGGCCACGAGAACCCGTCGATGTACTCGCCCTGCAAGATCTCGCCGTCGTTGTACGTGTGGACCGTCGCGTCCATAAAGTTGTTCAAGCGGATGAAGCAGTACAGCACGTCCTGATCCGCAGCGTTGCCCCACCGCGCCTCCCCGCCCACCAGCGCCAGCAGCGCTTGCAGCGCCGTGTACCCGTCCATCCTCGGATCGATGGCCAGCGCCACGTCATCCAGCCGATACCACCGCCCCCACGCCCGGATGTTGATCCGCCCCTGCCAGTCCGTGCGGTCCCCCGAGATCGCCAGGTAATCCACCACCGTCGAGGCCCACTCCGTGCTCGCGTCAAAGTCCACATGGAACCCGCCCACCCGCGCGCAGATCTCCTCGATGCACCACTGCACGCTCTTGTTCTCGAACACGTACACCGCGTCCGGACGCCACATCCGGAAGAGCTCCCACCCGTCCACGCAATCGAGACGGGCCCAGTTGCGGCCCGCCGACCGCAACTGCGCCACGTCCCAGAGGAGGAAAGGCCGGCACTCGACGCGCTCAGTGCCGGCCGGCGTCACCAACCCTTGATCCACCACCACCTGCGCCAGAGGCCGCAGCGCCTGGCTCACACCGCCGGCGCACCCCGGATCGTCGTAGACCCCGTCCCGGTTGTCCACCACGACCTCTAACCGGCTCCGCCCGGGCTTCTCCGCGATCTCATAGCTCAGGACGTCCGAGCCCGCGATGGTCATCTCAAAGTCCGCCCTACCGCTGTACCACAGGTCCAGCTTGTGCGCGTCGTTGATCAGGTGCAGGTACACCACGCTGGCCAGCTCAGCCAGCGCCATGCGGCGCTCAAATGTCGTCATGTCCACGTCCATCGGGATCTTGAAACTCCAGTGGTCAAAGTCCCGCGACAGGATCACCACCGGGTTTGCCCACGAGATCCCGCCCGAAGTGAACTTGTCCAGGTACGTCAGCAGGTAGCGCGACCCCAGGCCGGCCGACGTCTTGAGCAGGCACGGCCACGCCGGACAGAACCCCGGCGCGGCGTAGCCCGGAGGAGCCACGCGCTGGACCTGGCTCACCACGCCGCCAGTGCTCACGTGCGCCGTCCGCAGGTTGCCGTCATCGTTCACCACGCCCCAGAACGAGACCGCCAGGAGGTACTTCGTGCCCGTCCACAGCGCCGCCAGCCCACCGCAGTTGCAGAATTCCCCGCCTGTGTCGGTCAGCGCCAGCAGCGTGGACTCGGAACCCCAGGCCCCGCCGGAGTAGATCCGCCCGTGCACGTAGCGGTGCCCCGGGTCCGAGTACGCCCAGAACACGTCATTATTCCCCGCCGAGGCCAGCTTGTAGTAGTCGGTCGTGTGGCCACCCGTCAGCGCCTTGACCGTCACCACCCCGCCCCACGTGGCCCCGCCGTCCACACTAACGCAGCATTGCACCGCGCGCCCGTCGCTCTTGATGAAGAACACCCGCAACGTGGACCCGTTCGCGGAGATCGCCACGTCGCCATAGGGCCACGCCAGCACCCCGGTGATCACCTCCGCATAGTCCG